TCGTCACGTTCACGACATGGAAAGGAATCGCAATGGGAGAGATCACCGTCTCCGACACTGAGGCGAACCTGACGGCGAAGGTCACAGCGCTCGACGCGGAGGGGCACGAGACGACCTTCGACGCGACGCCGACCTGGCAGTCCTCGGACGACTCGGTCGCGAGCGTCACGCCGAGCGCGGACGGCTACACCGCGAGCTTCGAGATCGGCGCTCCGGGCTCGGCGGTGATCACCGTCACCGGCATCGAGAACTCAAGCGGCGAAGACGTGGAGATCGTCTCGACCGGCTTGATCAACGTCACGGCCGGCGATGCCGTCGTCGGCAGCGTCGAGTTCGCGCTTCCGAGCGAGCCGTAAGGAGAAGCGCACTGCGGGGTCGCAGCTAACTGAGTGGGGACAACATGCTCACGAACAGGAACCTCGCGTTCATCGCTGCGCTTGCGGCGCTGGTCGCAGCCGGGCTCGGGGTCGCGATCCTCGTCACCGGCTCCGAGAAGAGCACGGTCTCGGCCTGCGCGACCGCGTCCACACCGCAGCACCCGATCGAGGTCGATGGCATCACCGTTCACGTCATCCCCGGCGACACGGTCTCAAGTTGCAGCAGCGCCACGGTCCCGACGCAAACGGTGACGACGACGATCCCGACCGGCACGACGACCGTGCCGCCGGACACATCGACCTCGCCGCCGACGACGACCACGACACCGCCGGGCAACGCGTCCCTCTTCCTCGCGCCCAACGGGTCCGACTCGAACTCCTGCACGCAGTCGAAGCCGTGCAAGACGTTCGACAAGGCGTACCGGCTCGCGGCTCCCGGACAAGTCGTGGAGATGGCGGCGGGCGCGTACCCGCAGCAGAACCTCAGCGTCGATGCGTCGAAGACCTCGGAGAACGACGTGGTCTTCCGGCCGGCGGCTGGAGCGCACGTCACCGTCGCGGACATGAACGTCCACGGCTCGCACATCACCTTCGAGAACTTCAAGATCCCTGGCGGCGACTGGACGACCTTCCACGAGACCGACGACATCACGTTCCGCAACGTCTCGATCGAGAACGGCGGCTTCTACACGCAGTCGTCGTCGGACATCTCGATCATCGGCGGCAGCGTCGGCCCGATTCTGAACAACAAGCCGCAGATCGGCGTCTGGCCGCAGAACACTGCGAACAAGAACATCCTCGTCGAGGGCGTCAACTTCCACGACATCACCCGCGACAACACCAGCGTCCACATCGAGTGCCTGCTGATCGGCGGCGCGGTCGGGCTGATCGTCCGCAACAACACGTTCCATAACTGCTCCGTCTTCGACCTCTCGATCGGCGCGATGAACGGGACGAATTCATCTGACGTGACGATTGAAGGGAACACGTTCGGAGCCACATACAACGGCGACGGCTACTTCACGCTGTTCCTGAACGACGAACCGGGTGAGATCCACAACATCCTCGTCAACAACAACACGGCCGAGCAGGAGATGTACTTCTCCTACGGGACGCCGGGGCTGACGAACTTCCGCGTCACGAACAACACCGGCCCGATGCAGCAGTCGTCCTGCGATAGCCGCATCACCTACGAGAACAACCACTGGGCTGGTGCGAAGTGCGGCCCGACCGACACGAACACGGGCAAGGCTGGGAAGAAGAAGTGACACCGCTGACGGCCGGCGGGTTTCTCGTCTGCCAGCACTGCATGCGGATAGCCCAGGCCGACGACGTGTTCGCGTTCCCCGGCATCTTCAACGTGCGCAGCAACATGAGGCATCTGCTTCGCGCTGACGAAGTGACGACCTACTGCGGGCGCAACACGCGCAGCCACTGCTGGGAGGAGCCGATCTCCGAGGCGCTGGCCGAGTTCCAGTAAGGGGTCTGTCCTTGTAAGCGAGCGAGGAGGTTGCGCGTGAAGGCGCTCCCCTGATCCTCGTGCTGCTTGCGTTCACGGCAGGACCGGCGCAAGCGCAACGCAGTGACGTAGCGCATGTGAAGTACATCATCCGCTACGTGTTCGGGCCGTACGGCGATCAGGCCGTGCGCGTCGCGGGATGCGAGACGGGCTGGACGTTCTGGCCGGGCTCGCACAACGGGCAGTACCTCGGCATTTTCCAGATGGGCTCGCACGAGCGGCGGTTGTACGGACACTCCGCGTCGGCGTGGGGGCAGGCCATCTCCGCTTACAGGTACTTCGTGGCCTCGGGACGCGACTGGTCCCCGTGGTCATGTCGCCCGTAAGGAGGCGCATTTGACGACGCTTGAGCAGGCCGACCCGGAGGTCATGGCCGCATTCAAGGCCGAGTACGCACGACGGTTGAACGAACGCGCAGCGGCGATGCAACACCCGGCCGGCCTGCTCGACCACGTCAAGTGCATCGACCCGAAGAGCGGTGAGCGCTTCACGTTCACACTCGAAGACGAAGACGCCGGCTGGTACTGGCAGCGCGGCGTGCTCGACCGCTGGATCGCGAACACCCTCTCGATCGTCCTGAAGGCGCGGCAGATCGGCATCACCTGGCTCGCCGCCGGCTACGCGCTGTGGAAGCTCCTCGTGATGCCGGGCACGCGAGCCCTCGTCGTGTCGATCAACGAGGACGAGGCGATCAAGGTCGTCAACCGGATCTTCGACATGTTCATGTCGTTACCGGAGCACCTGCGCTTCGAGGCCAAGATCACGAAGCCGTCACGGGACGCACGGCCGACGACGCTGATCGAGTTCACCTTCCCTGACGGGCGTATCTCTTCCGTCGTAGGGCTTCCTTCAACGCGGCGAGCAGGTCACGGCGAGACTGCGACGATCGTGCTGCTCGATGAGTACGCACGGCACGAGTACGCACGCGACTCATGGAAGGCAACCTTCCCGACTGCCGACAACGGCGGTCAGGTGCTCGTCGTTTCGACCGCGAACGGCGTCTCGAACGAGCAGACGGGTGAGGGGAACTTCTACCACCATCTTTGGATCAACGCGGAAGAATACCGCCTCGACCAACAGTTCCTCGCCTGGGACCTGCATCCCGACCGCGACGAGAACTGGTACGAGACGAATGCGCGCACGCTGCCGCCGCTCGATCGCGCCGAGCAGTTCCCGCGCTCGCCCGAGGACGCGTTCATCTCCACGGGCGCGTGCTGGTTCGACCTCGAAGCGCTCGCCTGGTACAGCGAGAACGCGCCGCTGATCGAGGAGCGTCGGCTCAAGTTCATCCCGGACGACACGGGCGGCAAGGCGAAGATCCACGAAGGCGCGCAATACCCGGTCCACATCTACGCGAAGCCGAACCCCGAGAAGAGCTACGCGATCGGCGCAGACGTTGCGACGGGGCGTGGGCTCGACTACTCGTGCGCGTACGTGATCGACCTCGCGACGATGGAGATCGCCGCCGAGTACCACGCGAAGATCGAGGCCGACCTCTACGCCGAACAACTGCACTTCCTCGGCCGCTACTACAACAGCGCCAGGATCGCGATCGAGATGGGCGGCGGCTTCGGGGAGCCCGTGATCATCTCGCTGCGGGACGGACGCGCCGGCAGGCCGCACTACCCGAAGCTCTACCGGCACGTGATCGGGGACCGTCCCGACGCGCACCAGTTGAAGAACTACGGCTTCCCGATCAACAACAAGACGCGCCCGCAGATCATCAATCAGATCGAGGCAGCGATCCGCGAGCGGCATCTGAACGCACTGCCGCGCACGCTCGTGCAGGAGCTACGCACGTTTTGCTCCGCGAAGACGCTGCCTTCGCCGCGTGCACTTGACGGCTGCAATGACGACCGCGTGATGGCCTTCGGGCTCACGCTGGAGATGTACCGGCAGTTCGGTACGCATGAGAAGCGCGTGCACCGCAAGGGGCCGAGGCGCAAGCCGTACCGCTACGCCTTCCAACGCTGACGCAGGAGGATCGGATGTCTTCCATGATGGATCTCGCCGGTGCGCTCGGCGGTCCCGGTGGTGCGCCTGCTGGTCCGCCGCCGCCCGACGACACGGGCGCAGGCGCGGAGAAGTACAGCAACTCGCTCGACGCACTCGACGGAGCCGAAGAGGCGCTGCACGCCTTCATCCAGCTTGACCCGGACGAAGGTGACCGTGCGATCGCAGCCACGTGCCTTCAGAACGTGCTGAAGCTCAAGGCCGCGAATCAGCAGTCCGTGCAGTCCGGCGACATGAAGAGCTTGCAGCGGGCTCTGCTCTCGGGGCCGAGCGGAGGCTAGATGGCCGAGCAGAAGGATCTCTACGATCAGAGCGTCCTCGCAGACTCCGTGCAGCTTGTGGTGCACGCGGTCGAGCAGTGCGAGAACCGCTACCACGACGCATTCGTAGAGAGAGTCGAGCGTCGCTACGAGGCGTATCGCGGGCTTGCGGAGGAGCGCTCGACCGCGAGCGACAGCGATGACGACGACTGGCACTCGAACGTCACTGCGCCGTACGTCTTGCAGACCTGCGAGGGGATGCTCGCGACGATGCTCGAACCGTCGCCGCGCTTCAACGTGCAGCCGCGTCCGAAGCCCGAGGAAGCACTCCAGGACGTGATCGCACGCATCCAGTCCGTGAACGCGATCTCCGACACGCTGCGCTACGCGCTCGACCGCGACCAGTTCCCGACCAAGCAGCGCGACTTCATGCAGCAGGACCTGATCGCCGGCATCACGGTGTTCAAGGACTACTGGGTGTCGTCACGCCGGGACATCCAGGCGAAGGTCCCCGACCACCTGGAGATCCACGACAGCTACGGCGGGCTGATCGACACGATCGTGACGCACAAGGAGGAGACGCAGCGCGACGTGCTGATCGAGGACGACGCGACCGCAGAGGTACGCGACGTGCGCGACTTCTTCTGGCCGGCGCAGGCATCGACGGTGAAGAAGGCCGAGTACCTGATCGACCGCACCTGGAGTTCGTGGTCTGCACTGAAGCGTCTGGAGAAGCAGGGCGTCTACAAGAACGTCGATCAACTCAAAGGCCCGAACGCACGGGCCGTTATGGCAAACATCTCCAAGCGCGAACGGCGCTTGCGCAACATCGACAGAACGCAAGACCTCGTGGAGGTCCTGGAGTATTGGACGCCCGAGCGCGTGATCACGGTCGGCAACCGCACGGTGCTACTGCGCGACGACCCGAACCCGTTCTGGAATGGCCGGATGCCGTTCGTCGTGTGCAGCGCGATGCCGGACGCCTTCCAGATCCCCGGTATCTCCGTCGTGGAAGCGCTCGCGCAACTCCAGGAGATGCTGTGGACGCTTCAGAACCAGCGGCTCGATGTGGTGCGTCTGCTCGCGAACCTGATCACGCTGATCCGCTCCGATGTCGATGACCCCGAGGCATTCGAGTGGGCTCCGAACGCGCAGTGGTTCCTGGAGGATCTGTCCCAGGTAGACACGCTGAAGATCGACCCGACCGTGGCGCAGATCACCTTGCAGGCCGAAGGACTGCTGAAGGGCGACCTCCAGAACATCATGGGCGGTCTGCCGATGAACTCGGGGACCGACTCGCAGACCGTCGATCAGCAGACGGCGACCGGCGTCTCGATCATCACGACGATCGCGCAGCGGATCATCCAGGCGCGCAAGCAGCACTACCTGTGGGCGTACGCGCAACTCGGCAAGGACTTCCTGCTGCTCTACCAGCAGTTCCTCCCCGACGAGCGCGTGATCCCGATCCTCGGGCGCACGGGCGCGGACGCGTACCACCGCGTCTCACCGCTGGAGATCCAGGGCGACTACGACGTGACGATCGACGTGACGAGCGATTCGCTGCTGCGCCAGGAGCGCCGCGCCGAAGCGAACGCGCTCTTGCAGATCGCCGCGCAGGTGCAGGTGATCTTTGCGAACTCCGGTGTGCCGCTGAACCTGAAGGCGTTCATGGAGGACGCACTCGACGCATACGACAAGCCCGACAAGGCGCGCTACTTCCTGCCGCCGCAGGTCGGCGCACGCACGGCCGGGCTCGGCGTGCAGCCCGGCGCGCAGCAGCAGCAGCAGCTTCCATCCGGCGGCATGCAGGAACCGCCCGGACCGGGTGGGATCACAAACGCGAACGCCGCAGCCGGCCCGCTCTCGCCGTCCGGCGGTGACATCTCGATGTCGCCCGAGCAGGCGATGGCAACGATGATGCGACAACGCGGCGGCGTCGCGAACAACGGCGGCGGTGGAGTATGAGAGCGCGACGCAAGCCGCCGAACGAAGAGCAGCAGCGGCGTCTGATCACACGCGGCGGCGCGCTCGCCGCGCTCGCGCAGCACCCCTCCTGGCCCGACATGCAGGAAGAGGTCAAGCTCAAGGAGGAGAAGCTGCGCTCGCTTGTGCTGACGATGGCGCTCTCCCCGAACAAGCCGATCGACCAGCGGCAAGCCGACTTCGTGCGCGGCTTCATCGCCGGGATCAACTGGTTCGTCGCCGTCCCGGACGGCGCAGCATCGCGGCTAGAGACCTACCTGCGTGAGCACGGCATCGCAGCAGAGGAAGGAGAGGCAAGTTGAAGACGGACGAAGTCACCCAGCAGATCCTGGGCGCATGGAACGAGGTCGCGGACGACGAGCCGAAGACCGACGAGCCCGAGGTCGAGCAGGAGGAGCCGGGTGAAGGCGCAGAGGTCGAGCAGCCCGCCGAAGAGGAAGAGACCCCGAGCGACGACGAAGAGCAGCCCGCAGAAGAGGAAGAGGCCGCAGAGGAAGAGCAGCCGGGCGACGAGTCGGAGTCCGAGGGCGAAGAGGAAACCGAGCCCGACGAGGAAGAGCCGCTGGTCACCGCAGCCTTCGAGACCGACGACCCCGAGCTACGTGCGTTCCTCTCCAAGTTCCAGGGCGACGTAGAGAAGGCGCTCCGCTACGGCGCGCAGACGCAGCGCACCGTCTCCGACCTCGGCTCGCAGCGGCGTGCACTCAGCACGCGGGTCGCAGAGCTAGAGGCCGAGCTTGCCTCCACGCGCTCCTTCGCGGGCGAGGGGATCATGCTCAACGAGCAGCAGCGCTCCTGGGTGGGCGAAGCGATCGACTCCTCGAACCCGCTCGCCTACGTGCGCGAAGCCGTGCGTGCCGGCGAGTTCGATCTCGCTCGCGCCGTCTGCGTCGAGTGGGGCCGCGACCCCGCGAGCGCCTTCGACGCGATGCGCGTCGCGACGATGGTCGATCAGGCCGAGACGCAGGCCGTCGCCGCGCAGCCGCAGCCGGAAGTCGAGCCCGTGAAGCCGGCCGTGCTGCTCCAGACGCTCGAAGAGTATTTCCCCGACATGCCCGCGTACGAAGAGAAGATGGTCGAGATGATGGGCTCGCTCGGGGACAACCACCCGCTCGTCGTGGAAGCACGCTCGGGCGATCCCGAGACGGCGGTACGCGGCATCATCGGCATCTACGAGATCGCACGCGCATCGACGCACACGCTCGCGGAGACGCGAGCGGAGGTAAAGAACGACCGTCGTGCGGCGGCTACCGCTGCGCGC